TATAATCCTGCAGAAGCTTTAAATATGTATTTCCAAACAGGTTCTGTAGTTGGTAGATCACTTACTCAAGACGGTGAAATGAATAGAGGTAAAATACCTATTCAAGAATTATCTTCAGGATCAGGTGGTGCTAAATTACAAAGTTTAATAATGACCTACAATTATTATCTTCAAATGATAAGAGATGTAACTGGACTTAATGAAGCTCGTGACGGTAGTTTACCAGATAAAGATGCTTTAGTAGGCATAGCTAAGATGGCCGCTAATCAATCTAATATAGCAACTAAACATATCAATCAAGCTAGTCTTTATTTAGCTCTTAGAATATGTGAAAATGTTTCATTAAAATTAGTAGATGTTTTAAGTTTTCCTTTAACTAGAAACGCTTTAATAGAAAGCATATCGTTATTTAATGCTAATACTTTACAAGAAGTTTCAAATTTAAATTTACATGACTTTGGTATATTTTTAGAACTTGAACCAGACGAAGAAGAAAAAGCTCAATTAGAGCAAAATATACAAATAGCTTTACAAGGTGGAGGTATTGATTTAGAAGACGCTATAGATCTAAGACAAATAAAAAACCTTAAACTAGCTAATCAGCTATTAAAGCAAAAAAGAACTAAAAAAATACAAAGAGATCAAGCTCAACAACAGAAAATGATACAAGCGCAAGCGCAAGCAAACGCTCAAGCATCTGAAGCGGCTGCTATGGCTGAAGTTCAAAAGAATCAAGCACTAACAGAAAGCAAGGTTCAAGTAGAGCAAGCTAAATCTCAGTTTGAAATACAACGAATGCAGACAGAGCTAACTGTCAAACAACAGTTAATGGCTCAAGAGTTCGAATACCAAAAACAACTAGCTCAGATGAAGATAGGTCAAGAAGGTGGTAAAGAAAAAGAGATAGAAGATCGAAAAGATAAAAGAGTTAAATTACAAGGAACTCAACAAAGTCAATTAATAAATCAACGACAAAATGATTCCGCTCCTGTAGATTTTGAATCAGGAGAAGGATCATCACAACTAGGCACGTTTGGTTTACAGAATATGATGCCGCCTAGTTAAAACTATTTAATAATTATATAATATTTTATCATGTCAGAAGAAACAACAAACGAACCTGTTAAGCAGGAAGGAGACTTTAAAATGAAGTCTAAGAAAAAACCTAAAAACTTAGGTAAACAAAGTACTAACGAGGTAACTAGAGTCGATCTATCAAAGCCAGAAGCAACGGGTGAGATAATTCCAGATGTCATAAAGGTTGATATACCTAGTGAATCTCTAAAAACTGAAGACAATGCCATTCAAATCGGAGAAACAAAGACGCTGGATGTGGAAGAACAAGCCGGAGTTAGCACAGGAGTGGACAAACAAGTACAGCAGCCCAGCGAGGTTGTTGAAGAGGTTTCGCCCATCCAAGAAATAACAAAAGAAGAAGTAAGACAAGTAGCTCAAGAAGTTAGAGAAGCTGTTAGAGATGAAAAAGTACTAGGTAAAAAATTACCTGAAAATATAGAAAAGCTAGTTACTTTCATGGAAGAAACTGGTGGTAGCGTGCAAGATTATGTAGCGTTAAATAAAGATTACACAAAGTACGAATCAAAGGACGTACTTAGAGAATATTATACAAAAGCTAAACCTCACTTAGATCAAGAAGAAATTTCTTTCTTAATGGAAGACAATTTTGAGTTTGACGAAGATGTAGATGAAGCTAGAGAAATACGTAAGAAAAAACTTGCGTTTAAAGAAGAGGTTGCAAATGCTAAAAACTACTTAGAAAGTTCAAAGAGTAAATATTACGACGAGATCAAGTTGAGACCGGGTGTAACTCAAGAGCAGCAAGAAGCTATAAGCTTTTACGACCAATATAAACAGCAGCAAGAAACTGCTACACAATTACATGGTGATTTTAGAGATCGTACTAAAAAATTATTTGATCAAGAATTCAAAGGTTTTGATTTTGAGGTTGGAGAAAAAAGATTTAGATACGGTGTTAAAGACCCTGTAAAAGTAGGTGAAACACAATCGGATGTTCAAAATTTCGTAGGTAAGTATACCGACAAAAACGGAAGTTTAACAGACCCTGCTGGATATCACAAAGCAATGTATGCTGCTATGAATGCTGATAAAATTGCTAATCATTTTTACGAACAAGGAAAAGCTGATGGTGTTAAAAACATTATCAATGGATCAAAAAATCCATCACAAGAAGGACCAAGGCAAGTTGCCGAAGGAAATGTTTTTGTAAACGGATTAAAAGTAAAATCTATTAGTGGATTAGATTCAACAAAACTAAAAATTAAAACTAGAAAGTTTAACTAATTAAAAATTAAAAATTATGGCATTAGCTCCACAATTTGGGTCGATAGTACCCAGTCAACAACAACAAACGTTGCCAAACAACTATTTAAATTTCGCAGGTGCGAATGGTGTGAACTTTTCACAACAATACTTACCTGAGCTTTATGAACAAGAAGTAGAACGTTATGGAAACAGAACGCTATCTGGTTTCTTAAGAATGGTTGGCGCTGAAATGCCAATGACTTCTGATCAAGTAATTTGGTCTGAACAAAATAGATTACACATTGCATACAACAACTGTACATCAGCTTCTGCTGCTGGAACTATTACAATTCCAGTAACTACTGCCGCTGTAGCAAATCCAATACTAAACGTAATATCTCCAGGAGCAACAATAGTTGTTATGGATCAGTTTGGTGGAGAAGCTAAATGTTTTGTAAGATCTTCTGACACTAGAGTAGCTGGTGGAGGTGGTAACCCAGGACAATTAGTTGTAGAGCCTTATGGTTTTGCTAATTTAGTTGCTGCTGGTATTGCTGATGGCGCTGCTAAGAAAATATTTGTTTATGGTTCTGATTTTCAAAAAGGAACTTCAACAGGTAATGCAGGTCTAGGACTTAACACTTACGCTGCTGCAAATAACCCAATGGTTACTGTAGATCCAGCTTTCACACAATTTGTAAATTCTCCTATCATTATTAGAAGTACTTATACTGTAAATGGTTCTGACACAGCTCAGATCGGTTGGGTAGAAGTAGCTACTGAAGATGGAACTGGAGGATACTTATGGTATCTAAAAGCTGAGTCTGAAACAAGACTTCGTTTTGAAGATTACTTAGAGATGGCGATGGTTGAAGGTGAACTAGCTGCTGGTGGACCTGCTGCTTTAACAGCTCAGTCTGGAGGTACTCAAGGTTTATTCTCTGCAATTTCTGCAAGAGGTAATGTACAAACAGGATTTACTGCTGCTGCAGGACTAGACTCTTTTGACGCAATTCTTAAGAATCTTGACACACAGGGAGCAATTGAAGAAAACATGTTATTCTTGAACAGATCTACTGCTCTTGATTTTGACGATATGTTAGCTTCTATCTCTGGTGGATTCTCTGGTGGTACTGCTTTTGGTTTATTTGAAAACTCTGAAGAAATGGCTTTGAACTTAGGTTTTAGTGGTTTTAGAAGAGGTTCTTATGACTTCTACAAGACTGACTGGAAATACTTGAATGACGCTTCTACTCGTGGTGCTATTGTTGGACCTGCATCTATTGAAGGTGTATTGATTCCAGCTGGAACATCAACAGTATATGATCAAATTTTAGGAACTAACATCAGACGCCCTTTCTTACACGTAAGATATAGAGCTTCACAAACTGATGATAGAAGAATGAAATCTTGGTTAACTGGTTCTGTAGGTGGTGCTTTCACTTCATCTTTAGATGCAATGGAAGTAAACTTCTTATCAGAAAGATGTTTAGTAACTCAAGCTGCAAATAACTTCGTGTTATTTAAAGGAATCTAAGGATTCAAACAAATGTAATTCTTACCCTCGTTATAACTACGGGGGTAATTATTACTTTTTAAACTATTTAATTATATTATATTATGTCAAAACAAAAATCAACTCAATCACAAGATTGGGAAATAAAAGATAGAAATTATTATTTATCTGGAAATGAATCTCCATTAACATACACTATACCTAGTAAACATACAAGAAAACATCCTTTACTATGGTTTGATGAAGTGCTTGGAGCACAAAGAGAACTAAAATACGCAACTAATCAAGCATCTGTATTTGTAGACGAGCAAAAAGGAGAATCTACAATGGGTCATATCACTTTTAAAGATGGTACAATGTTTGTGCCTAAAGAACAGCAAAATTTACAAAAAATGCTTTCTTTATATCATCCACTTAGTGGACATAGATTTTATGAATTAAAACCTCAAGAAGTTGCAGTTAGTGACTTAGATTACCTACAATGGGAAATTGAAGCTTTACTAGCAGCTAGAGATATGGACATAGATCAGGCAGAAGCTGTACTTAGAGTTGAAATTGGTACAAGTATTAATAAATTAAGTTCAAAAGAAATAAAAAGAGATTTACTTATGTTTGCTAAATCAAATCCACAATTATTTATGGAGTTAGCAAATGATGATAATGTTCAGTTACGAAATTTCGGTATTAAAGCTGCAGAAGCTCGTATAATAAATTTATCACAAGACCAACGTATATTCACGTGGGCTACTAATGGTAAGAAACTAATGACTGTTCCATTTGATGAAAATCCATACGCAGCATTTGCTGCTTACTTAAAGACTGATGAAGGTGTAGAAATATACAAGTCTATTGAGAAAAAGTTCAAATAACATGTAATACTAATATAAGGCTCGTTCACTCGGGCCTTTATATTATAAATAAAAAATTAAAATGGCAATAAACGTAGATCAGGTTTATAAAACAGTCTTGTTAATAATAAATAAGGAGCAAAGAGGTTATTTAACTCCTAATGAGTTTAACAAACTAGCAACTCAAGTTCAACTTGATATAATAGACACTTATTTCGAAACTGTTAATCAACAGATGCGTGTGCCTCAAAACGATAGCGAATATGGCAATCGTTATAAATCAGTACAAGAAAAACTAGATGTTTTTAAAACAATAGGTCTTTGTACGTTTACAGCCGCAACAAATACTCAACCGGCTTTTTTCACTACTCCAACATCTTCTGGAGCTGCTAGTGGAACTCAATTAATTTCTACAGTAAATCTTCAAACAACTTTTCCATTAACTACAATAACTCAAAGCCAAGTAGAAGACAGTACAGTTGTTGTAACGTATTTAGGCGTTACTTACACTGACTTTAATATAACAGGTGGTGTTTTTAATTTAACAAATGGAGCTCTTCCAACGGGAGCAGCAAACAATATAGTTATAACATTATACCCACAAGATTTTTACAAACTAGGAACTGTCATATACAGAGACGATAGAACAGTAGAAGCTATTCAAAGAAATGAATTAGCTATGCTAAACATGTCACCTATAAGTAAGCCTAATACAATATTTCCTGTATATCTATATGAGGAAAATAAAATAATAATACATCCACAAACAATTGTCAGTGATGTTCAAGCAACTTATGTTAAAAAACCAGCAGATCCAGTATGGAACTTTGATTCTGCTACTGGTTATTATGTTTGGAACCCAACAACGTCTGTGAATTTTGAATTAGATCCAACAGAGCAAACTAATGTTATAATACAAATACTTTTATATGCTGGTGTAGTTATAAAGGATCCAGTAATAGTACAAGCTGCAGCTACTGAAATAGCTCAAGAAAATCAAAACGAAAGAAATTAATAGAATATGGCTATACAACCAGGTAGTGACGGATTAGTAACTGAAAATGCTCAACAGTATTATCAAGGATCACAAGGATTTAGAGCAGGTGCTGTAGAAAATGGTCAAGTTTTTATAACTGATTTTGACAGTAATTTAATATTAGGTAGTTTAACATCTTGGAACCCAACAGATGTTGATTACGGTTTAAATAACTTTAAAGTATATACAAGTGCAACAGGTTTAGCTGGTAGTTGGAGTGAGTGGATTACAGCTATGACAGTTACTAATGACAAAACTATAACCTTAACAACTGCGTCACCAGTAGCTAACGCTTTTGTGGTTGTTCAGTTAGGTATATTAGATGGTGGTAAATATGGCAATACACAAGCTGAAAAAGCATATGGCCAGACAGTTGAAGACAACTATGGTAGTTATCAATACGTTTCTTTAAACGAGGTTGTTGCTAATTTTCTAGTAGGTTATGTAGGTCAAAGCAAGCTAATACCAAATGTCAAAAGAACTGACGTTATATTTCATGCTAAACGAGCTATGCAAGAATTTAGTTATGATACTTTAAAAAGTATCAAATCAGCTGAATTAACAGTGCCTAGTAGTTTAACGCTAGTACTACCTCAAGATTATACTAACTACGTAAAAATATCTTGGATAGACGGTTTAGGTGTTAAGCATCCTTTATACCCAACAAATAATTTAACAACTAGCCCTTATTATACTCAAACACAAGATGCTTCAGGCATACCTACGCAAGATAGTTTTGGTAATGATACTGAAGGTACTTCAATAACTCAAGAAAGATGGCATGAGGCTAATCAACAGTTTATTAATGGTAATTTCACTAATGACTTTACTAATGATATGTGGGCATATAACTGGGATAGTTTAGGCAATGTAATAGGAGGAGCTTATGGCCAAATGTATGGATTAGACCCTCAATATTCTCAAATGAATGGTTACTTTAATTTAAACGAAAGAGAAGGTAAGATATCTTTTTCTAGCGACTTAGTAGGTAAGTTAATTATATTAGAGTATATATCAGACGGTTTAGCTTATGATCTTGATAGTAGATTACCTAAAATGGCTGAAGAAGCTATGTACGCTTATATAATACACGCTATTATATCTACTAGAATAAATCAACCTGAATATGTAGTACAAAGATTAAGAAGAGAAAAAAGTTCTAAATTAAGAAACGCTAAAATAAGATTATCTAATATAAAACTTGATGAAATAGTTCAAGTAATGAGAGGTAAATCTAAATGGATAAAATCATAATACATGGCAGAAGCTAAAAATAGTTTCATTAAATCTAAAATGAATAAAGATTTAGATGAAAGACTTATTCCAAATAACGAGTATAGAGATGCTTTAAACGTAGCTATATCTAGATCAGAAGGAAGTGACGTTGGAGCGCTAGAAGCTGTGTTAGGTAATCTAAAAAAAATAGCAGAAAATAATGCTAAAGAAGAGATAATAGGCGTATATGTTGATCAATCAAATAACTTAGCTTATTACTTTACCACAGACTTTAGTGGTAGTCAAGTATTAGCTCCTTTAAGCTCTCTTTGTACAATATCAAGGTACAGCGCTGCTAGTGGAACTGTAACAGTGTTAGTAACAGGTAGTTTTCTTAATTTTAAAACAACATCCAGAATGAATGGTATTAGTCTTATAGAAGACTTGCTGTTTTTTAGTGATAATAGAAATCAACCAAGAAAAATAAATGTAAGCAACGATACAGGAAATTATTATACTAACGAAGATCAAATATCTGTAGCAAAATTTGCACCATATCAAGCCGCTGAGTTCTTAAATTTAAGATCAACAGCTACTTTAAAGCCATCAACAATGAGTGATGCCAGTGATCCAATTCAAACTGAGATTGGCGTGGGTACTTATTCTGCCGTAAACTTAGACACTTCTACTTATAGAAATGGAGAGGAAATATTAAATGCTTCTACCAATGCTGCGTGGACAGCTGCTAATACAGCTGGTGTAGGTGCGTGGTGTTATTATGATAATAGCTTAGCTAACGGTGTTAATTATGGTAAACTATATAATAGACATGCTGTTAAAGATTCTAGAGGACTAGCTCCTAAAGGTTTTAGCATTATGAGCGTTGCTGATTGGGAGGATATAAAAGCGGCTTCTGTACCGGCTGAAAGATTAAAGTCTATAAACTATTGGAGCGCTAATCCAGGAACAAATACGACAGGTTTTAATGCTAGACCAGGTGGCTATAGAACTGCTATTGCGCAGACAGATCAATTTGCTAATTTGTTGAACAATAATTATTTTTGGACTACTGAAGGCGCTGTTGGTGATGCTGATGGAACTTCTTATGCTATGACAAGCACTAAT